ATTCGCTTGGTATCTCAACACCTTGCTCTTCAAGCATATCAACATCAACCATACCCCAGTATTCAAGAACCTCAAAGCGATCAATACCATGTTCTGGTGCATAGTCTGAAAGGTCATCTTCCCAATATTTTTTAATGTAGTTCTCACCATGCATGATAACTTCATCAATAACAGATGAACGAAAATATGGACGTTTCTTCAAAGAACGCAGTTGTGTGCGCGACATTTTATGTCGTTCAATAACATATTGCGCTTCATCCATATTGTTTGCATCAGGATCAGGATAGAAGTTCCAGACAGAGACATGAGATACTTGTGGAACAGTTTTAAATATGGGATCATAGTCCCCTTCATCATTCCAATTAGGATACTCTTTATCTACGGCAAATGGACCTTTCATTACGCCTGTACCAAAAAGCGCCATCTCAAATGCTGTACTACGCAAATACTTAGTTGCACCTGACTCTTCTAATTGATCATGAATTTTTTTCTGCATTTTTTTAGCAGCAATCATTGCTGGACTAAAAGTAACAGCAGTTGGTGTTGCGCCAGGGCCTTCTTTTAATTTATCTTGAATTGGATCAAGTTTTTCTTGTAATGGACCTAGCTTTTCCACAAGGGTTTTTTCGGTGGCACCAGCTGGAAAGTCCATGCCATCACCTGCAAAACCATATGGATTTTCTAGATCATTTAGGCCACGAAGTTGTTCTGGTTCATTTGGATCAAAGTTAACATCTGCAACTACACCTTCTGGCAATTCTGTTGGTTCAATAGAAAGAGGAAATCTACTATTAGCAAATAGAACATCAGTGATTTGACCATAGGCCGCAAGAGTTTTAGTCTTAGTAATCTTAATAAAAACACGAGACTTTTCGGCTTCTGTAAATTGAACATCAGGACCATATAGACCACGATAATTACGATAGGCTTTTAACCAGCGTTCTTCATCGTTATACCTATAGTCTTCTGCCTTATTATAACGATCTTGAATAAAACCAATCAAAGACGCTACATCACGATCCTCGACCTCACTATCATCTGTATCGTCTAAGGCGATAGCATCATCTTCAATCATAATATCATCTTCAGCCATAGTGTACTTCCTTAATATCCAAATGTTGTGTCAGCAACTTGCATTCCTTGTGATGGTCTTCCCATTGGGTCATAGTCAAATATGCTAAACCTTGGTCTTGACATTATACCATACCTAAGTGCATCATACAAGTGGTCTTCACTTTTTGTATCCACATCTTCAGGGTTTTTCTTATCGAGGGGGATGGATGGTAGTTGCGCGACCATATTGGTGCAATTGTTAAAGATAACAAGTCTTGGCTCCTCTGTAAATTCGTCTATCTGTAAACGTCTATGTATTTCATTTTTACCAGCTAAACGACTTCCACGACTTCTATCAGAGGGTCGCCAACGACAACCCTTTTGTATCATCTGTTCAGCAAGGCTAGGACCAGTATCGCCGCGCTTATGCCAAAGAGAAGAGTCAAGAACTCCGTATTTAATGTTTCCATCTTCTGCCTCCAAATCCAGTATCATTTCTGCTAAATCTGTTGCAAGTATTTTTGATACGTATAATTCTCTGTAGATAACCAACTGTTCTGATGGAGAGACTGCAAACCAAAGTACGCCACTATAAGACCCATAACCATAATCGCAAGCACGAAATTTAACCCAATTGCTAGGAATGCGATAAGGCTCAACAACATGAATATCCCTGTTAAACTCAGTAAAGGCTGCTCCCTCTTTAATGTCCCAATCACCTTCCAAAAGCTGTCTACGTTGTTGCTCTGGGAGTGAGAGAAGCATTGCTTCATAGTCCCCTGATTCTGAAAGATATGGGTTGTCTGCCAATCTTGCTGGGATAAAGCGTCTCTTAAATAAAGGTTTTCCGGCTTTGCTATGCCCAGCGGGGTAACGAAGCACTTCTGATGTTTCAATGTCGGTAGCATCAAATGCTTCTCCGTAAGCACATGGGTCAATAAACATTTTCTTTACCCAGTGATGCCCTCTACCGCCGGGGTTCGTAGTAGCCCTCATAAAGATGGGCAAGTCAGGGGCAGTGGACCGTAGACGACTTCGCATGTAATTCCATGCATATGGTGTGGCCCATTGTGTCAGTTCGTCAAAGCCTATCCAGCTAAATGCCAGACCCTGATAACGCAAGACATCCTCATCCCTGTCTAGGTAGGACATCCACAACCTTGCGCCAGATGGCGCGGTCCACTGCATTTTTCTTTCTGACCACTTGATACCGGGCCAGATTTTCGGATACAACTCCTGTGACTTAAATATAAGTTCACGAAGTTCTTCCGTTGTATGTCGTAGAAGCAAACCACTAAACTGTGGATGCCCCATGTAACGCAGTGGGTCAGCAAGCATAGCATATGACTTACCCCCACCTGCACTGCCGCCATAAAGAACTTCACGTTCAGATGCAGCAAGAAACTCTGTCTGTGGTCCAGGGTTAGGCTTAAAGAGTACATTAGCGTGTTCTTCTACTGCCTGTGGTTCGTACTCTACCTCTTTTACCTCAACAGTTGTTTTTGGCTCCTGTTCTTTCTTCTTCAAGGGCTTCCGCTTTGGCGATTGCCTTTTGCGCATATTCTGCCCACTTGCGGAGGCTTGCAGCTTTGTTCTTACGTTGTCGTTCATTATCTAACCGTTTTCTTAATCCAACATGCGAAATGTATCTGCCCGATTGTGTGCTTAACCAATTAGCAACTTCACGGTAAGAATACTGGTTTGTGTACTGCCTAGCCTTCTCAAGCAAGTCTAGTTCAGTTGGTATAGGGTCAAGAAGGTCAGAGTCTTCTTCGTTTTGTTTATAGCCAAATGGAATAGTCCTAGCAATACGAGGTATCTGTACCCATTCGTTTTCTTCTTTAATATCTGTCGGCTGTGGAAGTTTCCACTTACCTACGCTTCTGGTCATTTCTTTTTACGGTTATCTACGCTTGATATAACCATACCGCCTTTTCTCAAGTCTTGCTTACCTGTACGCCTCTTTACTGTATCAAAGGTAAAGGTAACACCAGAATTAGACTTTGAATCAGATTTGCTTTTACGTTTGGGTTTACGAGGCGGTGCCTTTACAGTTTTTGAATCTGTTTCACTTTTACGTTTGGGTTTACGAGGTGGTGCATCTACAGATTTTGAATCGGATTTTGCCTTAGCTTTTTTCTTAGTTTTTGTATTGTCTCTTGGTTTTCGTTCTTCAGCTGACAAGGTGCCGTCAGCAACAGATGATATACCAAGCATGTCATGAATAAAGTCAACCACTCCGTATGTGGCAGCACCACCAGCAGCAGCAGCACCGACACGGCGATTAACATTCTTCCGTTTATTACGCATGTACTGTTGACTTTCATCCAGAATAGCGCCCCTTATTTGATTTTCTGACATGTCTTCTAGGATATCCTTATCCATGCCAAGTTTACTTCCCAACTTATTAATTTGTCTACCTGTAGCTTGAGCCAAAAAATCTGCCAGCTTCATACCTGCTTTTAGTTTGCCCATCAGTCATCATCCTCTTCTACTGTTGCTTTAGGCGGCATAAGCATAACACCGCCAGATGCTTCTACCTGCATCTTCTCTGTCTTCACAAGACCAACGCGGTCAAGCAGTTCTTTAGCCGCAACCATCTTGTCACGAATACCAAGTTCTGTTGGATCATACAATGCACCTGTCATAGCCATAGCAGCCTTTGGTGCATTACGTGCCATATACATCTGGGTAGCCTCTAGAATTTCTTCCTTTAGACCTTTTACAATAGCAGTAGTGCTAGAAGAGTCAGAGTACCCTGCTAACTTTTTTGCCATTACCATGTCACCGCCAGCATCCTCAAAGAGTACCTCAAGGAACTTCTGTTGTCTTTCGTTTAGCTGTCTAGCCATATCAAAACTCTCCGTTGTGCATAGCATGAGCCAACTTCACTGCCCGTGATTTTACCTGATTTGCCCACCTGCTGTCAAGCATTTCTTTTGATGCAGTTGAAAAATCTTCAGCATGAACTGCTGCCCACATCTTTTTAAACTTGCATAGACGTGGTACACCCATATTAAATGCCATGTCTACAAGTACAAGTTGACGTACAGAGTCTAACCTGTCCACGCAAGGGTGCGTTGCTAACAGTTCACTTTCGACAATCTGAACGTCATTCTCTGCCAGAGCCATAGCGTCAGCTTCAGTAATACCATATTTATAAATATGATCAATATCAGGAATGTTTAATTCGTTTAGTTCTTCCTTGCTAATACCACGGTCTTCTAGGTTTCTTCCAATACCAATAGTGTCAATTCCAAGTGTATCTTGATACACCTGTAACTCTAATCCCTCATGCTGAATTAGTTTTTCAATAAACTGTTCGCGGTTATATTTCATATCTTAACTGCCCCAACTACTCCACAGGTATATTCAACCTTGGCCCAGTTCCCATCCTTTGGCATTGAACTATGTAATGTTTTTATATCCAAGCATTCGCTAGAAGTTTTAAACTCTTCAATAGTTTGTTTATAACACGCACCATCAGATGCACAAACTGTTAATACTAAAGCCCACACTATAGGTGTCATTTTTTAGATTCCTGACCCATCCATATACCAAACACACCCGTCATAACACCCATGATAACAGACACAAATGCAGACTGTTGGGTTGTAGGGTCAGGCAAAGACATGTACCATTCGGCACAACGCCAAGACATTATAACTGATGCAAGCATGGTTATACGTGCAATTAGATTATATTCTATGAGAGACTTAAACCAACTCATTATTTCTTACCAAAGAACTTTGTGGCAGAACGAACACCAAAAGATGCAGCAACAATAACACCAAGAGAATATTGATACCAATCTGGCATTGCTTCAAGCTGTGCAAATCCCTGCTCAACAATACCTTCCATACCCGGAATGAATGCAAGGATAAGTGGAACACTAAATAGAATTACAAGCCATTCATCCTTCCACGAGGATGCACTACCTTTAATGGCTTCCAAATCCCAATCAATTTCAGCATTTGCTTTACGTTCATATACAATGGCTTCTGCTTTCTTTTTTGCAACTTCAGCTTCCGTTTTAGCCTTGCCTTTTTCTACATGACCTTTTAGCCATGTTCCGGCAAGTTCTGCAACAGGGCCAATCAATAAATTTAACATCACGTTCCTCGTCTAAATCTAGCAGTTTTCTTTGCAATTTTTTTAGGCTGCTTTACAAACTGCTTTCCTGCTTTTGTACCTTCTCTTTTTGCTTTAGTTGTAGCAGCATATTCTGCACTTGTCAAGGACTTTATTGCTTTTTCAGGGAGATATCGTTCTCCTGTTTTAGATGATGGCTTTCCGCTTTTAGTTCGCCACTTTTGTTTTGTCCAAGATTTAAGACTTTTTTGAGATTTTGCAAGTGCCATTATTCCATTGCTTTCTTTATAGCGTCTAGGGTGTCTCGTATTGTTGGTGGTTTTACTTTATTAGGTTCATACTTGCACATTAACTCTTGGGGAAACCATTCGCTAGTATCCATGTACACTACTTCTTGCGTATTGTTTGGACCTCTGTATATACAGACTCTTGACCCGTCTATAATTTCGCAACCAACCAAACGACAGTTTACATAGTCTGGTATAGTCTCGCTTGCTCGTGCGTCAAGCCCTTTTAAGAACATTACGAAGAAATATAAAAGCAATGCACCAATACATGCCAGTATACTTAAACTGGTTATTTCAATAAACTTACGCCGCTTTTCACGCTGTTTGTAAATTGTTTCCTGTCGCTGCTTACGAATTTTGCCTTCCGTAGCAACTAGGTCTTGCCATGCTTTAGGACCAAGTGTTAGGCTAATCCAAGACTTTAATTCATCCCGCTGTTCTTGCGCTTTTCGTTTGGCAGTAAAAACCTCTAGTGCTTCTTGTTCTACAGTTTTTCCTGCAAACATCTTTTTAAATATCGGCGGGTTCTTTGCTTCTTTCTCTGCTTGTTCCAAATCAGATAAGGCACCCATCCAGCGTGACAAATCTCCTGCCATCTGCTCAATGTCACGGCCTACCATAAAACCACTTTTAAGTGCTTTAAAAGCGGCAGAGGCTGTTGCCATTGTGGTAATAGGGTCCATTAGTATACTCTCACTGTGCCTGAATCAATACTTCTTGGTAAACAATAGGATGTTATTTCACTGCCTTGTTTGTGCAATTTTTGTGCATACCAAAGACAATCATTTAAATCTTTGAAATA